TGTCGGCGACTGAAGGGCTTACCGGACGCCTGTCCGGCTCCGGCGGTCTTTCCGGCTCCCTCGCTCTTGAAGCAGTCCGCATCCCGCCCTACACAGGAGAAACAGAGTTCACCCCGTCCGACTCTATTCAAGTGATAGAGGCGGCGGGGCTTCTGTTTACGGAAGACATAACCATCAACCCCATCCCGTCCAACTACGGCCTTATTACATGGAACGGGTCGACATTGACAGTATCGTAAGGAGGAAAACATGGCACATCCAAATGTAGTTATCAACTCTGTCCAGTACAGTGGCGTGCCTTCGGTCGACATCCCGAAGGTTGGAGGAGGAACGGCCACGTTCTACGACTCCACAGACGCAAACGCTGGGGCAGCGGATGTCCGCAACGGAAAGAAGTTCGTCAACGCCAGCGGAGAGCAGACGGGGAACATGACGGAGAAAGCGGCGGCGACCTACTACCCGTCCTCCTCTGATCAGACCATCTCCGGCAGCCAGTACCTCGCCGGAGCGCAGACGATCAAGAAGGTCATCGTGACCAATCTGCAGTCGCAGTACATCGCAAGCGGAGTCACCGTGAAGATCGGAGACGAAGCAGACGATGATCGTATTGCTTCAGTCCAGGGCTCTCTCGCTTCCCCGGTCATCTCACAGGACAGCACGACCAAAGTCCTCTCGATCAGTTAAGGGGGTGTCTGCATGGCGCAGAACATCTCCTTATGGGGAGCCACATACCAAAACTGTCCGGCAGTCAATCTTCCAAAGTCAGGCGGAGGAACGGCGAGGTTCACGGACACCTCACCGACGACAGCCACAGATGCAGACGTGGCCTCCGGGAAGATATACTTCAAGTCCGACGGTAGCCAGAGCACCGGCACCAATTCCGGCGGAGGAGGAAGCACCAAGAACGTGCAGGCGTACATGGGATACGCGACGAGGAGGGCCAACAGCTACGGAGCAACCGACGTCACGCTGAAAGTCGCAAAGGCGGGAACGTACAACGTCTCGTGGTGCGCGTGGAGAGGTTCGTCTTCGGGAACGATGGGAACAAACTTGCACGTAAACAGCACAAGCGGAACGAACAACGAGACATGGACGGGAACCTATGGCCAGTGCATCACGCTGACGAACCAAACATACGCCGCGAACGATGTGCTGACGTTGTACGCCACATCTGGGAGCAACTCCAGGACGGTGTATGTCGGAAACCTGATCATCGAGGAGCAGTGAAATGAGCAATAGAGCGTTTGACATCCTTCGCCTAATCGGCGAATTAATTTTGCCGTCGCTGGCGACCTGTTATGCGGCCCTGGGCGCGATCTGGGGCTGGCCATACATAGAGGCCGTGGTAGGCTCGGCAGCAGCTGTGACGGCCTGTATCGGAGCCATCGTGAACGGCCTGCGGAAAGCATACAACAAGGAGGAGAACAATGAGTAAAAAGATCTATCTGTCTCCGTCCAACCAGACGGGGAACAAGTTCATCACCGGGAACACATCGGAAGGCACGGTATGGAACGACATAGCGAAACGGACGAAGAGTCTTCTGAACAAGTACGACTGCGAGGTCATGGTCTGCGATTCCGGCAAGACGCTGGCTGCGCGTGCAGCTGAAGCAAAAGCCTGGGGAGCTACGGTCTACATCGCCATGCACTCAAACGCCGCCGGAACGGCCAACAAGGGCGCACGAGGCGTCGAGGTCTACTACGATCCGAACAAGGGCGAAGCCACGAAGAAGCTCGCACAGGCCGTCCTGGATCAGCTGAAGACGCTCTTCACGAGCAGAGGGCTGAAGACCAGCAAGACGCTCATCGACTGCTACAAGCCCGCCATGCCGTCCATCATCGGCGAGTGCGGCTTCCACGACAACGAGGCCGATGCGAAGCTGATTCTGAACAACAAGGACAAGATCGCGGAGCTTTACACGGCTGCCCTGGTCAACTACCTCGGCCTTGAGAAGAAACCTCCGGCAGAGCATCCCGACCCGCTGGACGATGTAGTAATCCCAGACATCCCGGTCAAGCCGGTGGCAATCACAGCAGGATCGGAGCTTCAGCTGAAGAACGAGCCGCTGTATCTCGCTTCGGTTTCCACCGTCAAGGCGAGCACCGTAACGGGTAAGTATTACTTCTGGGGCGGTTCGGTGATCAATGGTCGCATCAGGATCACAAACGCAAAGAGCAGAGTGGGAATCTCCGGCCAGGTCACAGGATGGATAGCGTGCCCCGTGCCGATTATCATTTACAAGGTCAAGTCCGGGGACACGCTCGGGAAAATTGCGAGTGCCTACAACGTTGCGCTGAAAGACATCCTGGCACTGAACACGCAGATCACCAATCCCGACCTGATCCACGTCGGAGACCTCATCAAGATCCCGGTGAAATAAGTCAACTGCACACGAAATTGCACACGCGAGGCTGGAACACCGCATAAAATAAGGGTTTTAGTTGGGTTCAAGTCCCATCTCTCGCACCATATAGGAAAAACCCGCAGACCACAACGGTTTGCGGGCTTTTCTTTGTTTTATGCGGGTTTGCGGGCTCGCCATTGCTGTCGCAAGCGCACAACGAAAGGCGTCTCAACTGCCTGTTGTGGCATTTCACTGCACACGAGAATTGCACACGAAACGGCATTTTTACGGCATTTCAAAATGAGAAATCAGCCGAAGAACCGGCGGAGCTGATCGGCTGCATCGTCCAGCTGATCCCGGGACAGGTGGGTGTAGATCTTCCGCATCGTGCCGAGATCGCTCCATCCGCCCATCCTGGCGCACTCCATCTCCGGGATGCCGATGTGATGGCACAGGGAGGCGAAGGAGTGGCGCAGACCGTGCACGCCCACTTCCGGCAGCTCCGCCTTCCGGCACAGCGCGTTTATCTGCTTGTACAGTGTATTCGGGTTACTGGTGCAGACAGGCCCGGAAACGGCCTTCTGTGCCTTCAGAGCGGTGATCAGCTGCGGGATGATGATGGGCACCACCCGCGTGCTGGAGTCGGTCTTGTTCGTATCCTTCAGGACATAGCCGTCCTCGCCCTTGACGATGGAGCGGTGCACGGTGACCGTCCCGGCCTTTAGATCCACATCCCGCCAGTCGAGCGCATAGATCTCCGACCGCCGGAGACTGCACAGAGCGAGCAAAGCGGGGATTTCGCACGGATGACCTCTAACCATATCGCAGAAGAGCAAAACCTCGTCAGCGGTCAGCCAGGGCCGCTCCTTGTGTGGGATCTGCGGAAGATTGATTCCGCCGGTGTCTATCTGGTACTCTTTCAGAGCGGCGGAAACGAGGCCGAAGGCGTTCTTGACGGTCTTTGCGGATCTCGTCCGTGCTTCGTCGTTTACCATGCGCTGAAGCACTCGCCGGTCAAGTCTCCGGATGTCCCTCCCCATGTAGTTCTGGAACAGGTGGGAGCGGTAGGACTTATACGCCACGATCGTGGACGGAGAAAGCACCGCCTCCCTCAACTGAATATACTCGTCCACTATGGCCCCCAGGGATAGATCCTGGGGGCTTTTAATTTTTGCCCCATCTCTCAACAGGAGGGCCTGCGATATGGCCTCCTGCGGGCTGTCAGCGGTCACAGAGCGGCGCACGCCGTCAACGGTCACCTGACAACGCCAGGAACCGGAAGGCAGCTCGACCGCTCGCGGGTATCTCTTACGCATGGCTCACCACCTCGTGATGGATCTGACAACTCTGCCGACCACATACACGCGGAGGACATCCGGGCCGGTGAAGACCAACGGAGGGTAGTAGGGGTTGAGGCTGATCAGACGGATGTGCTCCGGATCATACTCCACCCGCTTGATGTATCCTTCCTCGCCGTCAACGATGAAGACACCGATGGCACCGGAGTCCACGGAGGTCTGACGGTGCACAAGGACAAGGTCTCCGTCGTTGATCTTCGGACTCATGGAGTCTCCGGACACCTGGATGTAGAAGTATTCGCCGTTATCGTAGCGGGAGTCGGCGGCCTCGTAGTCTATGATGTCTTCCTTCACAATCACGCCCTTGCCGGCAGAGGCCAGGCCGATGACAGGCAGCATCCCAACGCCGGAGATCGG